GGCAGCACAAACAACGTGTCCTGCTGGTGGGAAGACGGTGCCGGTGTAGACCAGTTGTACTTTCTGGACAATAACTCACTACAAAGTGGAAACAAAGAAATCTTAGGTGGTCAAGCAGATGCACCTATTTTTGTACTCCACAACGGAGACGTAGTAAAAGCACAGACAGGTTCTGTTGGCGACGTAGAGATTGCCTTTACGTTTAAACTGATGAATGAACCTGCGGCTTTTCCTAACTTTAATGGATCTTAACATTGAGCTACTGCCTTGGCAGCAAGAAGTCTGGACGGACGACACTAGATTCAAGATTGTAGCTGCAGGTAGACGTACAGGTAAGTCAAGGCTTGCTGCATGGATGCTGATTGTAAACGCTCTGCAAGCCGATAGGGGTCATGTGTTTTACGTAGCCCCTACACAGGGTCAGGCTCGTGACATCATGTGGCAGACGTTGTTGGAACTAGGGCATCCAGTGATTACTGGAAGTCACATCAACAACCTGCAACTAAAACTGGTCAATGGTGCAACCATCAGCCTCAAAGGTGCTGACAGACCAGAGACAATGCGTGGTGTGTCGTTGAAGTTCCTCGTGTTGGACGAGTACGCAGACATGAAGCCCGACGTATTTGAGCAGATCCTTCGACCAGCACTTGCTGACCAGAAGGGCTGCGCGATGTTCATAGGTACGCCTATGGGCAGAAATCATTTCTACGAGTTGTACAAGTATGCTGAACTGGGTGACGACGAGACTTACAAAGCTTGGCACTTTACTTCCTATGACAACCCTTTGCTTGACCCTAGTGAAATCGACATTGCAAAGAAGTCTATGTCAAGCTATGCGTTTCGTCAGGAGTTTATGGCGTCATTTGAAGCTCGTGGGTCAGAAATGTTTAAAGAGGACTGGGTTAAAGTCTCAGAAGATGAACCAGACGTAGGAGATTATTACATTGCAGTTGACTTGGCAGGGTTTGAAGAAGTCAACAAGAAGCGTACTAAGAATACAAAGCTTGACGACACCGCAATTGCTGTGGTCAAGGTCAGTCCTAATGGTTGGTACGTTGACAATATTATTTACGGGCGATGGAGCCTTGACGAGACAGCAGCCAAAATTTTTCAGGCAGTACGAGATTACGAACCAGTCAGTGTGGGTATCGAAAGAGGTATTGCTAAGCAAGCTGTAATGTCGCCTCTGTCGGACCTACAGAAACGCTACGGGACATTCTTTAGAGTCGAGGAGCTAACTCACGGTAACAAAAAGAAGACTGACAGAGTTATGTGGGCACTTCAGGGGCGGTTTGAGAATGGCTACATAACACTGAACAAAGGAGAGTGGAACGCTAGGTTCTTGGACCAGTTGTTTCAGTTTCCAGACCCACTAACGCACGACGACTTGGTGGACGCTTTGGCTTACGTCGATCAGCTTGCAAACGTAGCGTATGACTATGAATACGAAATTGACGACCATGAAATCTTAGACGTGGTAGCAGGATACTAATTATGAGTGAACTATACGAGCAGGACCCTTTGATGGTCGAAGAGACTATCGAAGACTGGGTAATCACCAAGTGTGAAGACTGGCGTGACTACTACGAGTCAAACTACGAAGCACGTTTTGAAGAGTACTACAGACTCTGGCGGGGACAATGGGACCCAGCAGACAGCGAACGTAAGTCAGAACGTAGTCGCATCATCTCTCCTGCTCTCCAGCAAGCCGTTGAGTCCAACGTAGCTGAGCTAGAAGAAGCCACCTTTGGGCGTGGCAAGTGGTTCGACGTAAGTGACAACATGGGTGACACAGAGCGCCAAGACGTGATGTTCCTGCGTAACAAACTCATGGAGGACTTTGAGGACTGTAAAGTTCGTAAGTCAGTCGCAGAGTGTCTCATCAATGCAGCTGTGTTTGGCACAGGTGTCGGTGAGATTATCATTGAAGAAATGAAAGAGATGGCTCCAGCAACTCAGCCCATCATGGGTGGAGACTTGCAGGCTGTTGGAGTCAACATCATGGAGCGTGTCAAAGTTAAGCTGAAGCCTGTGTTGCCACAGAACTTCCTTATTGACCCTGTAGCTACGTCCGTTGAGGACGCTATGGGCGTTGCTGTGGACGAGTTCGTAAGCAGACATCAGGTAGAGCTTCTGCAGGAACAGGGCGTCTACAAGGACGTATACGTAGGCTCTGCAGCACCTGACGCAGACCTTGAGCCTGATCAAGACATTACTATCTACAACGACGACAAGGTGCGTCTAACGAAATACTACGGTTTAGTCCCACGAGAAATGCTTGAGAAAGCTATGCAGGACGAAGACGAAGAAGTAGTAGAACTGGAGAAGAAGGCTGAGTCAAAGTACGTAGAGGCAGTAGTTGTTATTGCCAACGGTGGCATCTTGCTGAAAGCAGAAGCTAACCCATACATGATGCAGGACAGGCCCATTGTAGCCTTCCCGTGGGACGTTGTACCCGGTAGATTCTGGGGACGTGGCGTGTGCGAAAAAGGCTACAACAGTCAGAAAGCACTAGATACAGAGTTGCGAGCTAGGATAGACGCTCTGAGTCTTACGATACACCCCATGCTTGCCATTGACGCTACACGTCTGCCTAGAGGAGCAAAACCAGAAGTACGTCCGGGTAAGATGATATTAACTAGTGGAGACCCGCGTGAAGTTTTACAACCGTTCAATTTCGGACAGGTTAATCAAATTACATTTGCTCAGGCAGGAGCTTTGCAGCAAATGGTACAACAAGCTACAGGAGCTGTCGATTCAGCTGGAATCGCAGGTCAGGTCAATGGAGAGGCAACAGCTGCTGGAATCAGCATGTCTCTTGGGGCTATTATTAAGCGTCACAAGCGTACTCTCATCAACTTTCAGCAGTCTTTCCTGATTCCATTTGTCAAGAAAGCTGCCTATCGGTACATGCAGTTTGACCCTGAGAACTACCCCGTAGCTGACTACAAGTTCAACGCAAGCAGCACACTGGGTATCATCGCTAGGGAATACGAGGTGACACAGCTGGTACAACTACTACAGACCATGCAAAAAGACTCACCACTGTACAACACACTGATCCAGTCAATCATTGACAACATGAATCTATCTAACCGTGAGGAACTTCTGGCGGCTATGGCACAAGCTATGCAGCCTAACCCAGAAGCTCAGCAGATGGCACAAGCAGCACAGCAGGCCCAGCTTGAGTTCCAGCAGTCCCAGACAGCAGCTTTGGCTGCTCAGGCTCAGGAGTCAGCAGCTAGGGCAGGCAAACTTGTTGCAGAAGCCAATGCTGTACCTCAAGAGTTGGAGATAGACCGCATCAATGCCATCACTAGGAATCTACGTGAAGGCGATGCAGAAGACAAAGAGTTTGAAAGACGTATGCGCGTTGCTGAAACTCTCCTTAAAGAACGTCAGATTAAAGGTAATCAAAATGCTAACAGACCAAGAACTGAAGAGCCTACTGCGGCAGGTGGACAGCTACCTAGAACCTCGTTGGGAACTCCTCAGAGACTTAGACCGCAAGGTGGAGGCACTAACTAATGTCAAAGGAGAAGCACCCAAGCCTCAAGCGAGCAGGAGTAAGCGGGTTCAACAAACCAAAGAGGACTCCTAATCACCCAACTAAGTCTCACGTAGTTGTAGCTAAATGTGATGACGGGAGTATTAAGACCATACGGTTTGGTCAGCAAGGCGTTAGTGGTGCAGGTAAGAACCCGAAAACTGCTAAAGAAAAAGCAAGGCGTAAGTCGTTCAAAGCTAGACACGCTAAGAACATCGCCAAAGGAAAATGCTCAGCAGCGTACTGGGCAAACAAGGTGAAATGGTAATGGTTAAGAAAGGACTCTATGAAAATATACACGCCAAGCGTAAGCGTATTGCAGCCGGAAGTGGCGAGAAGATGCGTAAACCGGGTTCAAAAGGCGCACCCAGTGCAAAAGCCTTCAAACAGGCCGCTAAGACAGCAAAAAGAGGCAGAAAGTAGTGGCAACAGGCGTAAAACACTTTAAGAAAGATGGGACTCTCCATACCGGAGGAACTCATAAGATGCCTAACGGTGAACTCCACTCAGGAAAAACCCACGGCAAAACATCGGTGAGACTTTATCACCTCAAAGACTTGACAGGCAAAGCAAAGGAGAAAGCAATGAATTACGGTCCCAAGAAGAAAAAGAAGCCTACAAAAAGAGGTAAATAAAAGCTTGACTTTACTACAAAAGTATGCTATACTATAACTGTAGTAATACATAAAGGAAATCAATGAACACTGAGCTTGAAACTTATTTTGACAACTACAACGAACTCTTCAATCACGAAGGTTTCAAACAACTCGTGCAAGAACTTTCCAGTAATGCAACACGACTTGCTGACATTCAGTCAGTCAAAGATGCAGAAGATCTACACTTTCGTAAAGGCCAAGTTGCTGCTTTGGCTTCTGTAATCAATCTTCCAGATACGATTGCAGCTGCTAGAGAACAAGCAGAAGCTGATAACGAAGAAGTAGAAGTAGATGTATAAAGTTTATGACTTTAGATGCCCTAATGGGCATGTAGTAGAAAAGTTTGTCCCTAATGGCACTAGGATCAGTAGGTGCGATTGTGGTGCTAAAGGGACACGTATGGTATCTGCTCCGGCTTTTATCCTAGATGGGTCTAGTGGGGACTTTCCCGGTAGACACATGAGGTGGGTAAGAGAACACGAAAAGGCAGGCCAAAACAGCAACCTCCATAATGACTAAGATCACGGAGTTTAATCATGTCAAGAGCAACAATGGTTGACTTGCCTCCCGAAGAGGAACAAGCAGACAACATTGAAGAAAACGAAGTAGACGAGATTCAGCAGGTAGACGCTGAGCAACCTCAACAAGAAGAACCTACAGTACCAGAGAAGTACCAAGGCAAATCGCTAGAAGAAGTGGTACAGATGCACCAAGAGGCTGAGAAGCTACTTGGGCGTCAATCATCTGAGGTAGGTGAACTTCGTAAAGTTGTGGATGATTTCATTACGACTCAATCACAACAACAAGCACCTCAACAATACGTTGAGCCTGAAGACGATATTGACTATTTTACGGACCCTCAAGCAGCAGTTAATCGTGCTATTGAGAACCACCCGAAGATCAGAGAAGCTCAAGAGTACTCTGCTCAATACAAGAAGCAGACATCTCTTGCGATGCTGAACAGCAAACACCCGGACATGCAGGACATCCTGAAAGATCCTAAGTTTGCTGACTGGATCAAAGATTCTAAGATCAGGACTCAGTTGTTTGTAGAAGCTGACCAACAGTACAATGCTGAAGCTGCTGATGAACTGTTTACTCTCTGGAAGGAGCGTAAGAACATTGCACAGCAGACCGCTGCAGTTGAAAAACAGTCGCGGAAGCAACAACTCAAGGCAGCTAACACAGGCAATGCACGAGGCAGTGCTGAAGGTAGTCGTAAGAAAGTTTATCGCAGGGCCGACATTATTAAACTTATGAGAACAGACCCTGAGCGTTACCAAGCTTTATCAGATGAAATCTTAAAAGCATACGCAGAGGGTCGAGTCAAATAATCTAAAGGAGATTGTGACTAATGACTACTGTAGCTTATCCGGGTGCAACAGGCATTACCGGAAAAACTGAAGCCGATAAGTTTATTCCAGAAATCTGGAGTGACGAGATTATCGCTGCTTACCAAAAGAACCTCAAGATGGCTCCTCTTGTCAAGCGTCTAGCAATGACGGGCAAGAAGGGTGACTTGATCCATATTCCTAAGCCAACTCGTGATGAGGCAAGCGCAAAAGGTGAAAATCTAGCAGTAAAAATTATTGCTAACACTGAGTCAGAACTGACTGTCAGCATTGATCGTCACTTTGAGTACTCACGACTCATCGAAGACATTGTTGAAGTACAGGCTCTTAATAGCCTTCGTCAGTTCTACACTGAAGACGCTGGCTATGCGCTGTCGCTTAAAGTAGACACAGACCTTATGAACTGCGGTACTGGTTTTGGCGATGGTACGAGAACTGCTGCGCCAACCGACGGTGCTAATTGGGAAAACAGCAACAGCTACTACTTTGATGGTACTTCTGGTTTGACCATCTATACCGACGACACTGTTGCTACAGGCGACAACTTTACGGACCTTGGTTTCCGTGAAGCCATCAAGCTCATGGACGACGCTAACGTACCTATGGACGGACGAGTAATCGTAGTTCCTCCTGCTGTACGTAAGTCAATTATGGGTATTGAGCGCTATGTGTCTTCTGACTTTGTTGGTGGACGTGGTGTTGAGTCTGGCCTCATTGGTAACTTGTACGGTGTAGACGTCTACGTTTCTAGCAACGCTCCCATCTTAGAAACTGCTGCTCAAAACACGGGCGGCCAAGTACGTGGCTGTATGTTCTTCCACAAGGACGCTATCGTTCTTGCTGAGCAGATGTCAGTACGTTCACAGACGCAGTACAAGCAAGAGTACCTCTCTACGCTTTACACTGCCGACACTCTCTATGGTGTCGAAACTTACCGTCCAGAAGCAGGCTTTGTCCTCGCTGTACTTGACGAGTAAAACTCTAGGGGGTCTTAATTGGCCCCCTCTTTTATTCCTAGCTGGAGCAATCTATGGGTATCTTTAGAGGTACAGGTGGCACTGGTGACGCTACTACAGACGCAGTAGCTTCACAGGTTGGTGAAGATGCCGCCACTGCTTCAGCTAAAGCTAATGCAGCCGCTAGTTCAGCTACAGATGCAGCCAACAGTGCAACTGATGCTGAAACAGCAAAGGACGCTGCAGTAGTTGCACAAGGTGCTGCTGAGACTGCTGAAACAGCCGCAGAAACCGCTCAGACTGCTTCAGAAGCTGCCAGAGATTTAGCACAAGGCTACAGAGACACAGCCTCTGGTCACGCTACAACAGCCACTACAAAAGCCTCAGAAGCATCTGACAGCGCAGCTGATGCGTCGAAGTTAGCAGTAACCGCAGAAGACACTCAATACACACTAGCTGATACAGTTACTACAGGTTACTCAGCCCTACACTACAATGCTAAAGCTCAAGCCGCCAAAACAGCCGCAGAAACTGCACAGACAGCAGCAGAATCTGCTAAAGCGGATGCAGAAACAGCTGAAAGCAATGCTTCTACGTCAGAGTCCAACGCTTCAGCCTCCGCAACCAACGCATCTAACAGTGCAACAGCGGCAGCAACTAGCGCAACAGCAGCTGAAGCAGCAAAGGACGCAATCGACGGACTTTACTTAGGCGCACAGTCGTCCAACCCAACGGTGGACGGTAATGGCGCTGCGTTGACTGTAGGTGACTGGTATTTTAACACTTCTGACAACAGCACTCGTATCTATGACGGTTCTGCATGGGACACAATTAACCCTAACCTTATCGGTGACTCATCGCCACAACTGGGTGGAGACTTAGACCTCAACAGTAACAACATCACTGGCACAGGCAATCTAAACCTTACAGGCAACATTACTCTGTCCGGTACTGTGGATGGACGTGACGTTGCTGCTGATGGGACTAGACTAGACACAATAGAAGACAATGCAGACGTAACGGACGCAACTAACGTAGAAGCAGCTGGCGCTCTGATGGACTCAGAGGTCACTAACTTAGCACAAGTCAAAGCATTTGACTCTGCTGACTACGCTACTGCTGCACAAGGTGCTACTGCTGATGCAGCACTTGCTGCTTCCGCTGTGTCAGCCTATGGCTTAACTCTGATTGATGACGCAGATGCAGCCACTGCCAGAGGCACACTGGGTTTAGGTACAGCAGCAACTACGGCTTCTAGTGATTATGCTACTGCAGCTCAAGGTGCAACTGCTGACGCAGCTTTAGCAGCCTCTGCTGTATCTGCTTATGGCCTGACACTGATTGATGATGCTGACGCAGCGACTGCTAGAGGCACGTTAGGCTTAGGGACAGCAGCTACAACAGCTTCTAGTGACTACGCTACGGCAGCACAGGGTGCACTAGCAGACTCAGCTTTACAATCAAACTCAACACTTAACGCAGACAACATGACAACAGGTACGCTCGACGGTGGAGTATACTAAAGGGATAAACAATGGCTACAACGATTATTACTAAAAATGGCTCAGGTGCTCCTACAGCAGATGATCTGTCAGTTGGCGAGCTTGCTGTAGACTTAACTAACAAAAGACTTTACTCTAAGAACTCAAGCAACGCTGTTATTGAGCTTGGGGTTAATGCAGCAGCTGACACTACATTTGGTGACAACGTAAAGGCAGTCTTCGGTGATGGCTCTGACCTACAGATTTATCACACTGGAACTTACAGCCTAATTGCAGACACTTCTGGTACTGGCCCGTTACGAGTGGTAACAAATACGTTCCAGCTAAACAATGCCGCAGATACGGAAAACATGATTAATGCGGCTGAAGGCGGCGCAGTAACTCTGTATAATGCAGGCAACGCCAAACTAGCCACCACCTCCACAGGCGTAGACGTGACGGGCACTGTGACTGCTGATGGTTTGACTGTTGAATCGTCTAGCGATCCTACTTTGATTACGTTAAGACATACAGGTAATACCTCTGGGTTCGTCATTAAAAACTTCAGCGGTGCTGAATCTCAGCTTGTTAATGTCGATAACGGCCCAATGGTTTTCAAGACCAATGATACGGAAGCCATGCGTATCGACTCCAGCGGCAACGTCGGGATTGGCATTACGCCGCAGTCGTTTGCAAAACTTCAAGTAAAGACTGCTACTGACCGTAACGTGTCCATTTTTGATAACGCCGCTGGTGCGACTATTTGTGGCATTACTGATGCAGGTGCGTCTACAAGTTTGCGATTAGCTGGGTCTAATCTTATTTTTACAGGCGATGGCGGTGGCGGCGCAGAAGCCATGCGGATTGATACCTCTGGCAACGTCGGGATTGGTACGCAGAGTCCAGTTAGCCCTTTAACAACCAGCATTGGTGCAGGTTCAGCCGGTTCTTTAAATAACCAAATTGCAATGACGCACAGTGGTGCTAGTAATTCGTACCATATAAAAACTATACGAGCTACAGCAAATGACGAACCCGCAGGTTTAGCTTTTGTAGAAAACACCACAGAACGCATGCGCATCGACTCAAACGGCAACTTGCTTGTGGGTACCACAGACACAAGCCTTTATAACAACACCTCTGGCGGCGGAATAGGTTTGATGGCCGATGACCGGCTGGACGTTGCAAGGGATGGTGATGTCGTAGCCACGTTCAATCGGATGACTAATGACGGTTCTATAATTCAGTTTTACGCACAAGGCGCATTAGAAGGCTCTATAGATGTTTCTGGTAGCACTGTTTCGCTCGTTGGTTTTTCTGGCGCACACGCATCAAGCGGAGTTGACGTTACTACCGCCAAAGGAACAGTTGTTAGCACAATAGACCAAGAGCATAAAAGTAATCACGCAAAGATAAAAGTTTCAGACTCAGAAGGTGACGCCAGAGTCTACGGCGTTATAGACCGTATTTCCGAAGAAGGGGACATTATTGTTTCTGGTGTGGGTATTGGTGAAGTAAAAGTCACAGGAGCTTGCGCTGGTGGCGACTTGCTTGAATCTAACGGTGATGGCACAGCCAAAGTGCAGTCAGATGACATTATAAGAAGTAAAACAATCGGAAAAGTAACAATCGGAAATAGTGATGAAGGTGTGAAGTTAGTTTCATGCGTTCTTTACTGTGGCTAATCAGGAGAACATTTAATGGCTACTTGGGCAATCAAATCAATGAACAGAACGCTCGTTGAAGGCGACTTGAGCGACGTTGTAACGACCTTGCATTTTGAATGCACGGACAGCGAGACAGTCGGGGACGTAACCCACAACGGACGAGTGTACGGCACTGTTGCACTCGAATCCCCTGACGCCGATAACTTCACCGCTTATGCAGACATTACCGAAGCAGACGCTATTGCGTGGGCTAAAGCAGTCATCGGTGCTGAGCAAGTGACGGCATACGAAGATGCAGTCGCTAATCAGATTGAACTCAGCAAGAACCCAGTAGAAGGCAGAGGAGTACCGTGGTAATGGAACTAATCGACTTATTCAACATTGCGACAGCAGCAGTGACCTTAGCCTCGGCAATCACAGCCGTGACGCCGACTCCAAAAGACGATGCTATGGTAGCGAAATGCTACAAGGTGCTAGAATACTGCGCTTTAGTAATTTTTAAGGCGAAGCAGTGACCGAGCAAGAGCGTAACCTAGCCCTCGACGCTTTAGAGCGGATCGCAGCGCATGAAAAAGAGTGTGGTGAGCGTTGGGCTGAAGCAGTAGTAGAACTCCGTGAGCTACGCAAAGTCACGGACTCTCATGCTGCTCGCTGGGAAAAGCTTGCGTGGCTTGTTGTAGGAACTGTGTTGACTACAGCTTCTGCTGCTATGGTTAGTATCTTATGGTAGAATTAAGTGACAACACGGACCTTACGATACCGCTCAGGAATCTCGTGAGTATTGTCTTGGGTGTAGCAGTTGTTACAGCAGGGTACGCTGACTTAAACTCGCGCATCACCACGTTGGAACACGGGCAGTCCATACAGGACATGACGATACGTGAGAATGCTGCGTTTGTCCGTGAATGGCCACTTGGTTTGCGTGGGGCTTTACCAGATGATCTGATACAGAACGCTAAGATCATGGCTCTGGAAGACCGACAGGAAGAACTACAGCGTCTACAGGAACGCATGAACGAGCTTCAGATTGACATTAACAGAGTCTCCGGTATCAATGAGACACATGACGAAAAACTAGAGACTTTATTTGACATCTGGAATACTCAGATTGTGGGCAAATAATGGAATACATAGAGTTAATCTCTGCTATCTGGCCCATCTTTCTTGGCTTCATTGTACTAGTGTTGTCAATAGGTAAGCTGATGTCCCGTATGGACGTAGTAGAAGAGAAGATAAAGACGCTGTTTGAACTCTGGAACAGAGACAAATGATAGATAAGCTCATAGGACCAGTCACAGGACTTCTGGATAAGTTCATAGAGGACAAGGATCAAAAGAACGCCTTGGCCCATGAGATCGCCACTATGTCCGAAAGACACGCTCAGGAGCTTGCTAAGGGACAGCTAGAGGTCAACAAGGCTGAAGCTCAGCATAAGTCCCTGTTTGTCTCTGGTTGGCGCCCTGCAGTCGGCTGGTGTTGTGTCTTTGGCATGATGGGAAACTTCATGGTAATACCATTTACCAACTTTGTACTTGCGTTGCTAAAGATTGAAGTAGTAGTACCACTGATTGACACAGCTACTATGATGCCCGTGTTGATGGGGATGCTTGGGTTAGGCGCTATGCGGACTTATGAGAAGCGTACAGGAGTGTCTAAGTAATGTCTAAAAAGTCTGCTCCAATGTTGACTGGCAAAAAGACGAGTGCTCCTGCTATCTCAGGTAGCAAGATGATGGCTCCCGGTGCGACTACTGGTGGCTACTCTCCGTATAGAGGTCCAGTTCCTGACAAAAGACCACGGCTGGGTTGGTGGGACGTAGCTGATCCTGCTGCTTACTTTGGTATCAAAGGTGAGCGTACTGAAGAGCAGAAGGAAAGAGTTAGGCAGTTCAGAGAAGACTGGGGTGATCCTAAAGGTGGTGCTGTACTCAATGGTTTTATCAATGGTGAGTACACAGCACAACAGGTAGACCGCTACTTCGGCTCTACTAACTTCAACGCAATGATTGAGTCCGACGCTTATCAAGGGACAATCGGAGCGTATGAAGGCGACTTCGGTGCTTTCCTTCAACAAGAGTGGGACAACTTAGGCAGCTGGATGGGAGACAACACGTCTCTTGACATGGAGCTGGGTGTACTTAATACTGCCCCAACGCAAGGCTTAGGTGGCCCACGAGGTGCAGAACGAGGAGCAACACTAAACACAAACAGGCTTGCACAAGAAAATTACATGCAGGCTATTAGAGCAGCTGCTACAGAAGCTGATGTACCTTTGATTGTGGACTCTCCTGACGGTGCTGTGTATGAACTAAACGTAGGTCAGTTTGGTGACGTAGGCTTAGGAGAATACAAGCAGACTAAAGAGCCTTATGACGCTATTGACATTGCTGGACAGATCATGGGAGAAGTGATCAAAGCAGTCTTAGTAGCGGGGGTTACTGGAGAAATAGGCTCTGCAATCTCTGATGTCATGAGTTTTGCAGAAAACGTACAGACTGCTGATGAAGTCAGAGAAAACGTAGGTGTCTTACAGCAAATTGTAGATACTTATGTAGAAAACAAAGATCTTGTTGATGACATCATGGGGACTGTTGATGACATTATTGATACTTCAACAGAAAGCGTAGTCCCAGAAGATGTAGAGATAGATAGCTCTGTGTCTGATGCAGCAGATCAGCAGCCAGCTGACGAAGTTGTGTTACCAACACAGACAACAATAGAAGAAGCAGAAGAAGAAGAGCCTGTTGTTGTAGAACCAGTTGTAGAAGAAACTGCAGAAGAAGAACCTAGTTTTCAAGAGCAGGTTGTAGAAGCTATCGAAGCGGGTGCTGAAGGAGACATAAGCGACCCTAAAGACACAGTTGACCTTGACCTATTTGCTGATACTACTGCTGACGACACGACTACTGGAGACTTGTCAGATGACGTAGACTTTAGTGGCGAAGTTGACGACGGTTTGTTTATTCTTGACGTACTACAAGAAGCTGACTTTAACGCAGGTAACGACGTAGTTCTTCCTGATGGTACTGTTATTAACAACAGAACACACGAGATGACAGGAACTCCCGGTTACGGTGGTGGTATCATAGTAACCGAAAGACCAACACCTGATGAGTCAGGAGGTGGTGGTGCAGGTGGCGGCGGAGGTGCTGCAGACACAACAACTCCTACAACTACTGAAACAACTACAACTGACACAGGAGAAGGCGACACAATTTACGCTGATGAGCCATCTACTGGACCACTTGAGATAGGCGACGGTACTGACGAACTGATAGACCAACTTGAAGAAGCTATCGAAGCTGAAACAGATGATGCAACACGAGAAGATTTAGAAGAAGTTTTAGAAGACTTGAAGGAAACACAAGCTGAAGAACCAGAAGAAGCAGTAGAACAGCCAGAGCCTGACGTGTTTGACCCAGCAGAAACTACTGCTGAAACAACAGAAACAGAAGAAGCAGGCGCTGATGAAGACGATGATGACGGCCTGTTGTTTATTCCGGGTTTGCCTGACGAAAAAGAAGTAGAAGTTCCAGACGACGTTGTTACAACCGAAGTCGAAACAACTGCACCTGATGTTGTTGACACGGTAGACTTAGAAACTCAAGTTCCTGCAGACACTGTGGTTGAAGACACAACAGAAGACCCTGCAGATTTAGGCGACAGTACTGTAGGCGATGGCTCTGGAGATGGTGACGGAGACGGTGGCGTAGGTGACGGAGCAGGTGACGAAGGCGAAGGCGAGGCAGGCACTGGTGAAGCCGGGGCTGGCGAAACTGGGACCGGAGAAGAAGGCACAGGTGACGACGGTACTGGCGAAGGTGAAGGTGGAGACGGAACTGGAGAAGGCGAAGGTGAAGAAGACGCCCCAGCAGTAAAACCCAGAGGTATGATGGCTGCTAGTAGATTTCAACCGTATGCTGGTGGTGGTCTTCCATCTCAGGACATCCCATTTGTTGGCGTACCGTATGAACAAAAAGACTACGTAATAGAGCTTAATAACCTGATAAACAGAAGTTTGTTTGGAGATATGATTTCATGACTTATCTTAATTTAGTCAACAACGTACTCAGGAGGCTTCGTGAGACAGAAGTATCTTCAGTACAAACCACAGCCTACAGTAAGCTCATTGGTGACATCGTTAATGATGCCAAAGATCTCGTGGAGAACTCATGGGACTGGTCTGCACTCAGGACTACGCTTACGATCACTACGACTGCTGACGTGTTCAACTACGCACTCACTGGTAGCCAGAACAGCATCAAGGAGTTGAACGTCCTGAATGACACGTCTAACCTAATTATGCGCTACCAGACAAACAACTGGTTTGACGAGGCGTACTTGATTTCTGAGCCACGCACAGGCGCACCTGAGTACTTCACGTACAACGGTGTGAACACAGCGGGAGACACACTGGTTGACTTGTATCCTAAGCCTGACGGTGTGTACTCACTGCGCTTCAACTGCGCCCTGCGTAACCCCGACTTGAGTGCTGACGATGACACGCTAAAGATACCTGCGATGCCTGTAGTGCACTATGCAGTGGCGCTGGCAGCACGAGAACGTGGCGAGACTGGCGGGACTTCGACTGCAGAGTACTTCCAGATGGCCAACAAGTACCTGTCCGATGCAATTGCACAGGACGCTGGTAGGCACCCTGAAGAAACTATATTTTACACTCCGTAAGGCAGTAGTATGGCACAGGAACTCAAAAGCATAAATCTTGTCGCACCGGGCTTCAAAGGTATCAATACCGAAGACGCTCCGCTGGCACAAGATCCGTCCTTTGCAGAAGTAGCGGACAACGCTGTGATTGACAAGCGTGGACGTGTTGCTGCTCGCAAGGGGCTTGATGTTGTTACCACGACTAAAACAGAGTTAGGATCTGAGAAGATACGTGCGATCAAGGAGTACAGAGACGACGCAGGTAACACTAAGATCTTCTCCACGGGTAACAACAAGATCCTCAGTGGCGAGACAACGCTTGCCGACGAAACTCCCGGCAGTTACACGATTAGTGCTGACGAGTGGAAGATGGTCAACTTTAATGACAACATCTACTTCTTCCAACGCGCACATGAGCCGCTTGTGTACAACAACACGAGTGGGTCAGTAGTCAAGCTCAGTACAGTCTCAGGCGCTGCTGGTGTAGCTGCTGCTATGTATGGCAATGAGGTGTTGTCAGCTTATGGTAGACTGTGGACAGCTGATTTCTCTACGGACAAGTCCACGGTGTACTGGTCTGACCTGTTGATTGGTCATGACTGGTCAGGAGGAACGTCAGGGTCCATTAATATCTCTAAGGTTTGGCCAGATGGTCATGACGAGATTGTAGCTCTGGCTGCACACAATAATCTCCTGATCATCTTTGGCAAGCGTAGCATAGTTGTGTACGCTGGTGCTGATGCACCCGCTACGATGGCTCTACAGGACACTGTGGCTGGTGTAGGCTGCGTAGGTAGGGACACTGTGCAGTACACAGGTACTGACGTTTTGTTCTTGTCTCAGACTGGACTCAGGAGTTTCGGTAGGACGATACAAGAAAAATCAATGCCCATCACGAGCTTGTCCTCTACGATTACAAAGGACATCATTCAGCTGATCAATGAAGCTAATGAAATCTACAAATCGGTGTACTTTCCAGAGGAGAACTTCTACTTAATCACCTTTAGCAATCAGGACATGACGTACTGCTTCGACACAAAAGGTACACTGGAGAATGGTGCATACAGGGTTACACGATGGCCGGGAACTGGGTTTACTGCGTATGAGCGCAAGGACAACGGAACGCTACTCATAGGCGGCGCACATGGCTTGGGTAATTACTCAGGCTATCAGGACAACGGTAGCTCGTACCCATTTAAGTACTTTAGTCCAGAGCTGTCTTTTGGTGACCCATCAAAGCTCAAGTTTCTGAAGAAGATCAGACCAACGATTGTAGGTGGTAGTGGTCTTGACATATTGTTCAAGTGGGACTATGACTTTGGTTCTGCTTACAACGCAGCATTTATTACACTCAGTAGCCAAGCCACAGCTGAGTTTGGTGTAGATGAGTTTAACATAGGTCAGTTTTCAAGTGGTGTCCTTACGTCAAAGCAAGCGATCAATGCTAATGGCAGCGGAGGCACTCTGAGTATTGGCCTAGAAACGGCTATCAACGGTGGTGAACTATCTTTACAGGAAATCAATATACTTGCGCTAGTAGGTAAAACAATATGAGCAACTACACTAAACTTACAGATTTTGCTTCAAAGGACTCTTTGTCTTCTGGGGACGCAAACAAAATCATCAAAGGAACTGAGTTTGAAACTGAGTTTGACAACATTGCAACAGCGATTGCAACCAAAGCAGACCTAGCAAGCCCAACATTTACTGGGACTGTGACGATACCTGCGTTGACATTTACTGGTACGTTGTCAACAGGGGAGATTCAAGGAGGGACGTACTAATGTCTACTATTACAGACATTTTAGAAGCTATTGGTGGAAAAGATAAGGCTGCACAAACAGCTGCTGCTCTAGGCTTAGGGACAGCTGGTTTAGCACTAGCTGAAAGGGGGTACAGCGACGTAGGTAATATCGGTGAACGCGCCTTTGGTGAGTTTACTGGCCCAGACGGTCTTGCTCAAGAACTCAGCGGTATGCTTGAGTTTCAGCCCTACACCGTAACGTCAGCCACTGGTGGTCAGTTTGGCATGACACAAGACCCAGCTACGGGTCAGATGCGGTATGACTTACAGCTGTCTCCCGAAGAGCAAGCATACCAGCAAGGGTTATTAACCAGTGCAACACAACTGGCTCAACAAGCAGGCGCTCCGTATGATCCTAGATACGAGCAATTGGCTAATCAAGCTTATGGTGGTGTAGGTTCTCTGCTGACACAAGCACAACAAGCTGCTGAAGCTGCTGGTGCTATGGACAGAGCAGCTAGAGAAGAGCAAGTCTATGGTCAGCTCAGGGCTTTACAGACTCCTGAAGAAGAACGTCAGCGTTTAGCTTTAGAACAAAGACTAGCAGCACAGGGACGAACAGGTGTCCGTACAGCGCAGTTCGGTG